AATACGCTTCTATCAAGTGAGCCGCCTGTTGGTCCTGTTTTATTTTGCGTCACGTTAGGTAGTTGCGGGAATACAGCGGAGCCTGAAGTTACAAGATGCGCGATGCCCCTGTAGCCCATGGGCAAAGCCGTCGGATCGACGAAACCATTCACGATGTCTTCAGCGACTTCGACCCTAATGTAGTTAGAGCGATTTGGGTAGCTTCCTTCGATTACGATCTTTTGTTCTTCGATGTTACGATCGAAATCGTAATAGGCGTTGAAGTCACCAACGACCTTTGCAATATATCTCGAAGACGCTGGATTTAGATCACACACGAAGCTTTCGCTGCTGGCGATCAACGACTGAGTAGAGTCGGTATCACTCCACCTTCTAACCTTTATTGTGAAGCTGCCATAACGATTGACTGGGTCGATCGTTGGTGTAATATTTTCGATAGAGATTTTGTAAAGATTAGACACGTTCGCGCCGGCATCGAGCGCGTGGAGTTTGAAGAGATTAACAGGCTTACCACCAAACTTTTGAGAAACGATCCAGGGAGACTTAGCTGACCCAAATCTATCTTGAAAGTTTTCGTAGTTCGGTACTGTCGACGACGACGCGTTGCGACCTAAGGACGAAGTAACAAGAAACGCCGAATTTTCGACGCCTGTTTTACCGTAATAAGCTACACCACCGGCGTCAGCACCGTGAGACGCAGAAAGGATGCCTGCGCCAGTTACTTCTGCAACTACTGGATGAATATCCCAGTGAGTGTACAGATAATGTCCTGCCTCTTGTAACTTGAAAGGATCCCTGTTTAGAACATTCGCGAAGTAGTTGTTCGCTGTCGGATCGAACGAAGCCGTCAAAAAGTTGGGATGATTTTCGTCTATGCCCTTATGTCCGTTCAAGAGAAGAACGAATTCTTGCTTTTCGATCGTGCCGTCCATCAAAGCGACCGTACCGAAGATCGTGCCCTTGGGGTTCGCAGTTAGCGAACCGACTTGACTAGAGGCAGGCGCGGCCGAGGAGCCAACACCCGTGAGAGAAGAGGAGAGTCGTAATAGAACGCCAGATGCTGCCATTAAAATACCGCGAACAATAGGCGCTGATATATTTTGGCCAACTTTTTGAAGTCCTGCATCGCTAAGATATGTAGATCCGACGGATTCCGACATGTAGCAACCGAGGAAATATGTTCTTCCAAGTTGGCCATTGTTGTTAGCGTATATATTTTTATCTAACTTACCGACTGTACCGCTGGGTTGTTGTTCGCCGACGACGAAGCCCGAATTTGTTACAGAACCAGGATAGGAATCAGAGACGCCTTGTCTCTCTAATCCGTCACCAACTCCGAGGACGCGGAGATACGTAACTGATCTAGCGTTTCTTAACCACTCTAAAACCGCGATAGGACCGAAGTGTTTGCTGTCGACAGTTCCAAACTTCGCTTGAAAATCAGAGAGCGTACCAACGAGGATTGGAACGAAAGCCGGACCTTTCTTCGCTGTACCTATGATACCCGCCGGAACGCCAACGGGAGATTGAGTGAGTGGACCCGAAACGTCTATTTCATTTACCGTTACGCCTGCTGCGCCTAGTTTTAGCTGTGCCATCTACGATGCTCCATTCTAGCTGCTAAGTTAACTATATAGTTCACGTCGAATTTCTCACACGAACTGGACGCCCGCGTTCGTTATGATAAAGTCGATTGCGATGTATTCGATCGATCTCGTCGGGACGATTACGATTCGTCCGTTGAGGCGATTTAGATCGATATCTTCTTGAGTGTTATTGGTCTCGTTCATGACGACCTGGAAGCCTTCGAGGCCCGCCTGCGTCTGAATTAAACCGAGTTGAAATACCGAGTCGGATACGAAACGATTACGAACCGCGGGGGTGTTCTGTTCGAATACGAGACGGTTTGCGATGCCGATGATAATTCTCTTTACTTCAAGGAGAAGACGACGAACGTTAACACGGTCGAGGGCCGACTTCTTGATCTGCAACGTCTTTTGACCGAAGATTACGAATCCGAGGCGAGGGAACGTTGCGATTGGATTGATACGAGAATCATAGAGCGCGTCTCTGTCGGAGACGTTCAATCTAACCGATACGTTCTTGACGAAGTCTAGAGCAGCGCGGTTGAAACCGGCCGGGGCAAACCAGGGATAAGACACGCGGTCATTAAAGCCGAGCGCTCCAAGGGCTGCAACCGAGGCAGGAACCTTGATTCTTCGAGAATTTGACACATCATCGATAAAGACATCAGGGAAATATGTCGACACATAATTGTTGTCGATTGACCTTGCGTTGAAGGACGTAATTGTTTCTTGAACGCTAGGCTTGACGGTTGAATCATCATACAAACGATATCCATCATCGCTGTAGGAAGGTATGTCCACCAAGTGAAGTGCCAAACCGTAATCCTTAACCTTCTTAGATGCAAGATCGCTGATGTATGGTTCACGAATGCCAGGAATCGAGAGGATGTTGATTCCAACCGAGTAAGGATCAGTCATGATATCAACGGCGGTATTATACGAAGCAACGCCGTTATTATCTTTACCTGTTCCGTTGACGGCAGAGCCGAAGCCAGAAGCGACATAGCTCGTTGCGGCGCCGCCGACCGAAAGAGAATCTGCGTCGAAAGAAACAGATTTATCGTTCAATCTACGGGCGTCGCGATCTAAGTAGTTGAGACCATCGAATCCGCCATACATGAACGTCGTGAACTTAGCGAACTGCGAGAACTTATTGAAGCTATTCGCTGACGTTTTTGCAAGGAGAGTCGCCAAAGTAACGCGACCTTGAACGACGCCGTCGCTAACAGTATAATCGTTGGTATCTGGTACTGCATTTCTAATATAGGCTGCTTCTTTCATGTGCGCCGAAGCCGAGCCAGTGACGTCGGTCAATAATGTATTTCCTAGCGCAACCTTAGCCAATGTAAACTTGTTGCTGTTGAATGAATCTACACTCGAGCCCGTGTGAAGAACGTCGAGTTTTTCAATTCCCATGAACTTTGTTAAAGAACCCAGGAGATTATTCTTTTCAGATATTACGTTGGAGTTTAGAACCTCGTTATCTAGTGTAGAAGCATTGCGCTCGAATTTAATGCCCCAGTACAGAGAAGAAAGAGTAACTTCCTTGGGTCCTGGCGAGCCTGCCTTCGCGTTGGTGGTAGAGATTTCGCCACGAGTCACCTTATATCGATAAGGAACTGGTGGAAGAACCGCTCCTGCAAGGTTCGTGTCAGTAATTCCTGCACCACCTAATCGATCTGCGCCTGGTATCTTGGAAGCCAAGGCATTATTAGAAGAATTCGTCTTCAATAGAGACGGACCATGGAAACCGAATGGTAGGGAATTTTCTGGAACAAGTTTTTTGTCGACCATGTCTGCTATGACAACCCTAACGTACGTTGACTTGTTCGAATATTTGCCAGACGCAACTAATCGTCGCTCGCGGGGGTCGACTGCGTCGAAGTGGAAAGACACCTTACGATCGCCGATTAATTTGGCGATGTAATTATCAGAATCGGGGTCAAGCGTGCAATTCGTAAATTGCTCGAGAATGACTGGTGTGATATCGCTATCGTTCCAGTCTCTGATCTGAACATTGAAGGTACCATACTTGTTCGTCGCATCGGGTGAAGCTTTGACGTTCGAGATAGAGATCTTGTAAAGTTGATTTGCAAATTCGCCATCGTCCAAAGACTCGAACTTGAAAAGATCATATTCTGTCTTACCGAATGGTTGAGAAATGAACATCGGCGTTTGTGGGGCCTTGTATCGCGTATTATAAGCGCCAAAAGCTTCACGATGGGTCAAGCTAGGATCGCCAGAAGAAGAATTGGTAACAGCAGATCCAGACAGCATCGCCACATAACCGTTTTCAGAAACCTCGGCTACCTGCGCATCAACTGCAAAATCTGCGGCTAAATAATGTTGACTAGAATAAAACTTATCAGGATCGGTATTGAGAACCTTGGCAAAATAATCATCGGCAGTAGGATCAAAAGATGCTGTTAAAAGTCTGATTCCTGGCTTGCCTTCGTCGTTGGAAAAAGACGATCCTAACGATGAAGAAATAAGAATCTTGATTTTAGGCTTACCGGTGCCGATGGTGCACGCGTGCGCTTCATCATCAAGCGCTGCAATTGATGGTGCGGCCGGGACAGATTCGTTACCGTCCAATACGAAGAGACGAGCGGTATTAGGTACCATCAGCGCGCCACGAATTAAGTTAACTTCGCTACCAGCGGTAACACCAGGAAATGTATCGTTATCGCTAAACATCGGCATACCATACGCTTCATTCGCGGTGAGCGTATGTTGAGCCGCGATGAATTGGACAACCTTAGTGTGACGAGCATCGGCTACGGCAGCGGTGCCAGGAAGGGAAAAACCTGCATTTCTTACGGTGCCCTTTGTCAATGTGTCATCGAAATCGCTAAATGAAGAATTAGCACCAGCTCCAAGTACTCTCAAGTACGTTAAAGAAGTACGATTCTTCAAAAATTCGTTTACGGCGTAGGGACCGAAATATTTCGGATCCAAATTGCCGAATGTAGATGCGAATTCTCCGAAATTAGCAAACGTGACCGGGACGAACGCGGGGCCTTTTTGAGCAGGGCCAATTACGCCTGCGGGAGTTCCGACTGGACCTCCAACCACTGGCGCTGAAAGATCAATTTCTCGTTCGTAAAAATTGGGAGATCTAAAAACTTGCTCGGGCATTACCATTCTCCTTCACTGTCGAATTTAGTAATTCAAGCAATAAGTATCTTGTAAACGGCGTCAATTCCATTCAAGCCTAAAATTTAATTCATTCTATCTTGCTTGTGGGTATAACTTCTATACCAGCACCAGCAATATTTGTTGGCGAATAAACTGTTTCACCTGTAGAAGGATTTTTACTAACGACCTTCATGTATTTGGTTTCAGACCCCATGGTAACTTCAATTGCGCTATTAGAAGTGTTGGGATATTTCGGCAAAGACGTTTTTGTATAAACGGATGGAGTTACTCCTCTTGCGTTCGCCGCGGCGGCAGGGTCAGTAGACGTCGGCGCTGCAGATATTAGCGCTGTACCATCGACCTCGGGGTTTAAAACAGTTGGTCTAACTTCGGGATTAGATGTTTGTATCTTTCCTCTAAGCGGTGTTATTGAACTTCCCGCTCTTCTTTGGTCTGGTCGCGAATTCGGTTGATCGGACAGGGGCAACGTAGGATCATCATTGCCGATCGAAAAATTATCGTAGAAATCTTCAGACGCATCAGGTGTAGGATCAGGCAATCCCTTTTGCGTTAGCGTAAACTGAATGATGGGAGAAGAAACGTATTTTTTAACAGGTATAGGTACACCAGGAGCAGAAGAGATCCAAAAATAAGCAGGAATTTTTACGGTAAAAGAACACTTAATAAATCTTTCCGCCGATGACATATCGTCAAAATTTGTCTCTACGTCAAATGCGCCACCGTCGATTGAGGCGACGAACCAATAACCTTTACTCGTTGTAACCTTCCAAGATTGAGCCTGCGGAAGAAAAGAAGCGATCATTTTTTCTATGATTTGGTTCATGTGCTGCGTATATTGTGTCCATACCGTAATCTGGTACATCGAAGTGTAGAACTGCGGTGAAGGGACAACTACTGTTTCGTATATATTGTTCCCTATGTTGCTGGCTAACAACGCTCCGCGACGAGCGTTCAAGGTCGCCTCTGACTCTCCAACTTTACGATTAGTAATACTTTGACTGTCGATTATCGGGTCGCCTGGATTAACGGAAACATTCTGTTGGGAGGTAATAAACGTTTTATTCAAAAGATTTTGGTAGTTCCTGTCGGAGGCGTCCAGTCTTCTTCTAACGACTAATTCACCAGTCTGTTGGTTGATTCCTCTACCGGCGATATCTTCGAATCCCTGGCTTAGACCCGTTCGCATTATCGTAATAATTGGTAGAATCAAAGTATTGGTTTTATCGCGAATGGGTATACCTCGTTTTAAGAGCGCCCACTTTTCACCAGCTGCAAAAATTACAGGTACTTTTTTTAGATCGGCTGTATCTTGTCCGCCCACCATCGGTTGGATCTCTTTATCGAAGAGATTGAATAGCGCCACGTCGACATCTTCAATACCGCAAGACGGTATCACAAGATTCGACTTAAGACCCGTATCGTAACCAGACTTTACGCCAGAAACGCCATTATTGATTTGATCTACGGCACTAAATCGGGTCGTCATATTCAATCCTCGTCGTAAAATGCTGAACCATCGTTAAAATTAGAACCCGTATTCTTCTCGCCATCTCCCTTTGGAGAAACTTCTTTAGGTCCTGTCAGCGGTGGATCAAGTACTTCGTTCTTGACAAGATCTCTGACGTCGCCTGTGGGATTACCATCTTGATCAAAGGCTTGTCCTCGTTGTTGAATGAACGTATCTTGTACGGCGTTAGGGTCAGTGTAACTGATGTCAGTCGGACCGATGAGTGGCGCCGTAAAGAGACCCTCACGAGACTTGACACCGACTAGCTTAACACCATCTTTGTGCTCTGGCATACCATAAATGTTGCGCATGAAGGTACGCTCAGTGATCTCATAAAAAATATCTGAAAATGAAAAGAAGTCACCAATATTGACATTTATTCCTTTTTCTATAAGATCACGATGCTGAATGTAGACCTCTATTTTATACTGCGCGTCTATACCAAACTTGTCTATCTTCGTGTCGGTCTGGAAGTTATTGTCTACCAGCGCATCGATAATGATAGGGCTATCAAATACTTTTTTTAAGGCTTCGTTATAGACTTCGTGGGTCTTTGTGCGGATTTCAGAGATGGGGTAATAAATGATCTTTTGTCCAATGACGTCCTTCATTATCTCTTTCGTGATGTCCGAGATAAAGTTAATTTCGCGGGGGGTTATAAACAACCTAGCCATTTTTACTCGATCCTTCCGATATGATAAAGGTTATCCGATGACGACAGATTTTCCTAAAGGCATAGGAATATATCTCAATTGTTTTTGTAGGTTTTCTGCGGCGAGCGCGTCGGCCTCTAATAACTTTTGATGAGTAAGATTAGCTAAAAATTCCTTCATTTGTGTGGTAAGCTTTTCCTTATCTTCTCGACCTTGAGAAATCAATGCATCGCCATTCAATTGCAGGTCTGCATTTGGAATAGGAATAGATTGGAACTTAGACCTGATTAAGCCCAGTAATTCCTTGCATAAAGCTAACGTATATTGACGAATCCATTGACGACCTGGTTGGTTGATCGACGTGAAAGGAATGTTGCCCAATGGAAAAGCGTTTGGCCCAGAAATGCCATTTAGAGAATCGTCCTGATAAGCTGGATTGTACGGGTCTTTGGGCGGCATCACCTTGACATACAATCTGCCCACCTGTAGGTCCGTTACGGGTATAGGATATATCCTCAACTTTGTTCCTAGTACTTCATAAGAATAGTTAGAGCGGCGCACGCGGAAGGCCGATTCTAACATACTGCGACGGAGGACGTCCTCGAAGATTGGGAGGACGTAGAACACCGTCGAATTGACGTATGATTCGTAGTTGAAGTTTGTCGCAAGAAAGTTAGTGACGTTGGACGCGTTGAGCAAGAACGTCTGCGCGGCGAGAGGTTCGAAGTGAAAGATCTCAACGATCTTCATCTTGCCCTTAGATCCTGAGGGTAATGAATCGAACACGTTATTACCAGCAAGAGAACCTGACGCAATTTTCAGCTCTGTGTATATGTCATAATCCTGTCGATTGGACTCAAGGTTGAGGTAACCTAAAGTAGCATTATAAGAACCTCCGACGAATGACTCGTTAGCATAAGGTTCTGCCTTGCGAAGGAGAAACTCCAGACTAGACTGCGAATATTTGTTAGTAAAGTCTTTACCACCCTGTGGTATGCCAAGGACGTTTGTAAGTTCAGAAGTTATCTTCGTTTCATGTATCAAACGACTATATTCGCAGCACGACTCTTCGAAACAAGCCCATATTTCTTTACGAGTCAACTCTACAGACAGAACATCGTCGCCAAGTTTTCGCTTGACGAAGGTTATCATCGCATCGGCTTCTGCCTGAAAGATTGTGTCTGAATCGAAAAAACCAAATGGAGTTGGACTAATCGTTTGCGAAAATATAGGCATGTTTTAAATAGGAACTCACCCGTGATATAACGCTCGTTCGAAAGAAAAATAAAAAATCATCATAAAATTCTAGTCATCATAAGTCGTATTAATAAAACTTAATCGACATGATCAAACTACTTTTATGAAAAAAGTTTAGACTCAAGAATAAAAGTGCGTATTAGACTTCTTAATTCTTCTAGTTCTTTTTGTTTTTCTTCAACATCTTCGTCGGAGTCTGAATTTTTCATCAGACCACGGCGAGCGCTGGGCGGTTCGTAAGCAAACGCTTGTTTCATACAATTAAGTATGAATCACATACCAGAGATTAGGGTTTGAATAGCAGTCTTAACCCTTTCCTGTAACTCACGAGGCAAAGCCGAAAGAAGAACATACGTTTCTGACTTTACACGAATCTCGGGAGTACCGCCTTCGACCAGCGCGACAGGCGAATTAATTCCTACTCTGAGCGTCAAAGGTGGAAGTTCATTTTTTTCATGAACTAACGGTTGGTATAAATTAACTTTTTGCATATCAGCCCTTTAACAATGAACGACCATCTTTTAAAGTTTCACTCATCAATTGAAATTTTTCTTTTAACTCTAACAACTGATCTTCAAGGTGATTCGTACTAACGCCAGAAGAACGACGCTCGTTAATCAGTAACTCAAGATCCATAATCTGTTCTAATAAATCTGCAGTTGATGCTGACATATAGCCTCACTTCGTTTCCTGCACAGGAAAATATAAACCGTCGTCTGGTACGACCTTTTGATTAATCTTAATATTTTCTAGCTCACTTTCCATGTGAACTACTCTTTCCTTCTCTTGTTTCATCCACGTAGAAAATCTAGATTGATTCTTTGCGTCGTCTATTGACGATAACGCTTCTAAAAGCACTATGTCCATTTTGGATTTTAATTCCTGCGTAGTTAAATTAGAGTTATCCAAAATTCGACTATAAACTAACAAGAACTGTTCTGGATTTAGATTTAAGATCATACAGTTACCTTATATAGGGTTCTTAGACTAAGTAAAGTCGTCCAGTCCTTAGGGAACTTTTGAACGTCAAAGTCTACCCATCCTTCGGCACAATTAACGGTTAGTGCCGTTTCCGTTCTTTCAATTTCTGTGATATCACACAAAATTTCATCGCCGTCGTCGAAATTTAAATCTAGCATCTTAGACGAAATACCTTCCTCAAAGACCATCTTTCTTTTCGAACCGTCGTAAGACACTTTTAAAGATTCAAGATTCAAAAAAGATCGTAGTTTAATCTCTTCTTGAGGCTCTTCTAGTTTTTCGTCGTCAGACTGTTCCTCGGATTCTTGATGCCACGCGCAGGGACTCGAAGCCAAGACGCCAGGATTCGGCTCTTCTTTTGAAACTAAATAAGATTCGCATTTCTTTAAAAGATTATTTAAAGATTCATCGTAATCCCAATGATGTTGGGTCGTAGAATTTTTAAAGTGAAAAAAAACTTGAGATACGAACAAAACCTCTGAGTCTACTAACTTCATTTATATTCCTCTAACGCCCTAAGGCCGGTCTCCTTTCGAAGATCCGGCCTTAAGAACGATCTTACTTTATTTCAGTAAGTCTTGCCTGTCTCAGCATAGTGCTTTTGAAGCAAACGATAAAGCGTGCGAGCTTCGCTACCAGAAAGTTGAATGGCAGAATTTTGCTCAGGAAAATCGATGAATAAACGAGTCGAATCGGTCTTGCGATTCGTGCTGACTGCGGCAGAAATTGTCGATGAATCTCGACGAGCTGTCTCGGTACGAAGCTTACCCGTACGATCAAACCTGGAACGAATAACTGCGTTACGATTCTGTGCAACGAACTTACGATTCTTACATGTCTTCATGATATAATCTCCAATTATCAACAGAGGCATTTTATTGGGCTTCTGAGGTTATTGGAATCTTATCTCGCGAAGAAGTTATTGTATAAGACTAAAAAATTAAAATTGTCTAGTAGAATCTTAGGGCTTTTTTGCGTTCAAAATAGCTTGACCAAATTTCTTAACGCCAGCCTTCATTTTTTCTTGGTCCATACCTTTTTCAACCACTGCGGCCGTCACATCTTGTAAAAATGCAGCCAATCCTTGCGAGTCTTTAATAGCATCTAGCGCAGCCATGATCGCAGGATTAGACGCAACTTTTTCGCTAGCTTTCTGAGAAGCTGCCGTATCCTTAACGTCTTTTCCAGCGCTAACTTGTCCTTCTTCTCTCAAAAGAAAAATTTGTTTTCTAATGATGTTTCTAAGGTGAGATTCGGTAATTTTCATAAAATATAATTATAGGACAGAAACAATAATCTCACAATATTGTTGTTCGCAGATCGATCTATGCTATGGCGTTTCTAAATTACTTTTAAAGTTTATTTTTTTTGCGCCCAGGTTTAATC